GGGCGACGTGCTGGCGCATCGGGATCCCGAAGGCGTCAAGCGGCTTGGGCGTCGGGTGGTCGGGCCGGTCGTCCTTGGCGAAACTCGGCAGCGCCCATGTCGACGGCAGGGTTTCCTCCGCGACCTTGGGCGGGCGGTTCGGGCGGCGCCAGCCCATGAAGCAGGGCTCGTGCTTCCAGAGGTAGTGCGACCGGGTGAGCACCCCGCGGTCCTTCACCCAGATGATCTGCTGGTGGACAAAGGCACCTGCCTTTTCCCAGCAGGCCTCAAGCATCGCCTGGCGGCGGGAGGCGTGCCAGCAGTACCAGGCCGCATTTTCGGCGATGGCTTCCGCTACGGCAGCCGCGATGAAGCCGTCGTAAAGCTCGGCCCCCTGCGAACTGTCATCCCAGGTCGTGCCGTAGGACGCCGACCAATCCTTGTTCCGTGTTGGATGGTTTGAGCCGTCATAGTCGACCAGGTAAGGCGGGTCGGTCGCAAACAGGATGGCCCGCTCACCATTCATCAGACGGCGCACGTCGGCCGCGCTGGTGCTGTCGCCGCACAGCAGCCGGTGATCGCCAAGGATCCATAGATCGCCGGTGCGCGAGGCCGGATTCCGCGGCGGTTCGGGAATGGTCACCGGCGGCACCGAGCCCCCGGCGCCACCTACTTCANGGGAATGGTCACCGGCGGCACCGAGCCCCCGGCGCCACCTACTTCACCGTCCCCCTCCGGCACGAAGGCCAGCAGCTTGTCCAACTCGCCGTCGGAGAAGCCGACCAGCGACAGGTCGAAATCCTCGGCCAACAGGTCGTTCAGTTCCGCCGACAGCAGCGCCTCATCCCAGGTGCCGAGTTCGGTCAGCTTGTTGTCCGCGATCCGGTACGCCCGCCGCTGCGCCTCGGTGAGGTGACCCAGAACGATCACCGGCGCCTCGATCAGCCCGAGATGGGTTGCGGCCAGCACGCGCCCGTGCCCCGCGATCAGTTCGCCATCCTCCGCCACTAGGCAGGGCACGGTCCAGCCGAACTCGGCCATGCTGGCGGCGATCTTCGCCACCTGGTCCGGTCCATGCGCCTTCGCATTGCGGGCGTAGGGCTGCAGGCGCGACAGCGGCCACATCTCGATCCGCTCGGGGGCGAAGCTCAGCGTCATGGTCGGGAGTTTTCCGATGTGATGGTGGATGCTGGCCGGATTCCGGACACCGGTTGCCGCACTGGACTCCACGCGGGGTCCAGCGGCGTCCGGGGTGTCCAGCCCAAGGGCCAGCATTTATTGGGATTTGCGCGGGTTCAGGTGGATCCGGCTTCCGGGTGGCTTCCCAAAAATCCGGCCCTGTCGCTGGCGATGTCCCGCGCTTCGCCCGCCAGCATACGAATATCGCCAGGAAGGAACCAAGATATCAGTGGGTTAGCGGGACGGACCCCGACTGGTCCCCTCTCTGGACCCCGGAAGCCAGCGGCGCGGCCTCTGCCTGCGCGCTCCACTCCCGAGTATATCCCTTTTCTAGCCTCCCGCTCGGAAACTGTAAGGCCCTGCGATGTACACCGGAAAATTCGGTCAAAGGACGATTGTCCTTGACAGCCGGTTTGCGTTCTCGATCACGAACTGCTGCGACCGCCGGGACGACGGCACGCGGCCGTTCAGCCGCCAGGTGATCACCGCCAGCCCGTACTGCCAGCGTTTGGTCGCGGCCGTGCGCGACAGGCCGAACTGCCAGCAGATCGGCTTCCACGCCATGCCGTCGGCGCGGGCCCAGACCAGCCGCGCGTCCTCCACCTCCAGCCAGCGCAACCAGAGCATCGCTTCCTCGGCTTGCGTGATCTGGCGCGGGCTGGGCCTCGGCCGCCGCATCCGCGGTTCCTGCCCGACCTGATCGGCGAAGGTGTGGAAGTATTCGGGCCAGGCGTTGAAGAAGCCCTGCGGCCGCACCCCGGGCATCTGGCGCATCACGCCTGCGGCCAGTTCCAGCCGGTCCTGCACCTGCGTTGTCGTCCAGTCAGCCATGACGCACCTCCGGTTCGCGTTTGCCGTAAAGCTTCTCGCCCAGTTGCCGGACCAGCTCGCGCTCCGGCCAGGTGAGACGGTGATCGTCGAGGGCAACAGCGAGCAGGCCCTGTTCCCGCCAGCCGTCGCGCTTGACCTCGTCCGGGGCACGACGGGTGCCGCCGTAACCCTTGGGCGTGAAGCGCATGCCCTTCATTGCACGCCTCCCCGGGTCTCGAGCGCCCAGAACAGGATGGCGATGGCATCCGCCTCGTTGTCATCGGCGGGGCTGAACCCGCGCGCCCGGGCTGCTGCCATCATCGCGGCCTTGTCCGCATTGCCCTTGCCGGTGGCATGGCGCTTGATGGTGCCGACCGGCACACCCTGATAGGCAATGCCCGCCGTTTCCGCCCATGCGGTCAACGTGGCGAGCAGCCCGCCATAGACATGCGCAGCATCGGTGCCGACGTGGCGGCGCACCTCTTCGAAGTGGATGGCCGTGATCGGGCCCGCATCCAGCCCAAGCTGGTCGAGCCAGCCCCGGAACCGCAGGTAGCGCATGCCGCCGCCGTCATAGCGGCTGGGCCGGAACGAGACCGTGCCGCTGGCGATCAGGCCGTCACGCGCCTGCAGGGCCCAGCCTGTGGTGGTGCCGAGGTCGAGCGCGAGGACAACGGGCATCGCCGGGGGCGGTGCCATGATGGTGGTGGGGATCAGGGACATGTGGGCCATGAAGGGCTCCTTTCGGTTGGGCTGCACGACAGGTCTGGTGGCAGGGTTTGCGGGGCTCATGGATCGAGCTCCCGCAGCCAGTCGGGGATCGGGGAACGTCGGGAACCTCGCTCAGGAGGTTCCCCCGGAGGTTCCCCGGCATAACCCTCTGTTTTCACGGGGTTTGGGGAACCTCGGGAACCTGGGGAACCTTTTCCGGCATCTTCTTTCACATGTCCGTGCGTGCGCGTGTGCGTAGGGGTTGAAAAAGGTTCCCCAGGTTCCCCAGGTTCCCCTTTGCGCGTGATATCAACGGCTTGGGTCGGGGAACCTCTGGAAGTGAGGTTCCCCTCCGAGGCCCGAGGTTCCCCAACCTCAGGTTGCGCTGGCCACGAGCGGACCGGACGGTCGGCGTAGAGTTCGAGCTTCCAGCGGGTCGCCTTGTGCTCGATCCCGGCCTTGACGATCCGCACTTGACGCGTGCCAAGCTGGAACACCCTGTCGCGCATCTTCTTGATCGCGATGCCGAAGCCCGTCTTCTGGGCCCGGTCGTTGGCGCCGGAGATGGGCGGGGCCGGATCGCAGAAGCTTGCCACGTCGAAGAGATCGGCCGTGCCGACGTCGGCGGTCCCGAACCGGTCCCACCAGGCTGCGATGAAGGCGCTCCAGCCCGCGCCTTCGCTGTCGGAGGCGTCCATCATCTCGTCGAGATTGCCGAGAAAGCCGGGAATGCCTGCGACGTCGAGCACCCCGCCCACGACATGCGCCCAGTTCTCGAAGGAGCCGATGCTGCGCGCCCCGCGGGGTCTTCCAGCTGCGATCCAGGCCTGGCAAAGGGTCAGGCAGGCCGCGACCAGCCGGGGTCGGTTCGCGCGCACCCATGTCATGAGGTCGGGGTGGCGGAACCCGGTGCGCTGCCAGGGGCGCTCCTCGAGCGGGTCGAGCCGGATGCGGACCAATCGCCGCGCCATCTCGTTCGAGAATTCGGGGTTGTTGCCGGTGGCGATCCAGAGGCAACGGATCGGGAAGCGCGCCATTTCCGAGGCGCCGAGGATGCGATCCTCCCAGAAGGGCGCGGTCAGCGCGGCGGCCACGGCCGAACTGTCGAGCTTGGCGCGCAGGTTGTCTATCAGCACGAGGCTCGGGATCTGGCGCAGCTTTGCGGTAACGCGCTTGCGCCATTCGTCGTCGTCGCGCCCTTCGGTCATGACGCTCGCGCCCGTCCCGGTCAGGATGGTGGCCAGCGCGTCCACCATCAGCGTGGCCCCGGAACCGGGGGTAGGCTTCTCGATCAGGTGCAGCGGCGTCGGCCCGTCGATCATGCCGCGCAGGAAGCCGAGCAGAACCAGCGCGACCGCGTGCGCCATTTCGGCGGGGCCGACGAAGGGGAAGTCGCCCAGCAGATCCTCGCAGAGCAGGCTGCGCGCGGCAGCGACCTCGGAGGCGGTTGGCGCGGACGGGATGGCGGGCACCGTGAAGCCCGGCGCCGGGGCATAGAGGAGCCGCGCATCGGGGTGGTAGCCGGGCGTCGTGATGAGCGTGCCGCCGCGGCCGAAGACGGGCGTGTTGACGATGCCCACCAGGACCGGCAGCGCGGGGTCGGGCGTCGCAAGGACGGACTTCACCACCGCGACCGGTGGTGCTGCTGGGACAAGTTCGCCCTTGCCGTTCATGCGCTTCCAGTTCGCCAGCCGTGCCAGCATGTGGCGCAGCCGTTCCTCGGTGATCAACGCAGCGGTCGGGCGCCCCTCGTCGTCGGGCACCACCCAGGTGGGCTGTCCAGCGAAACGGAACACCCAAGGCGTCCGGTTCGATACCATGAGAAGGCTCCAGACCCTTTCGACCGACCGGGCAAGATCGCCATCGTCGGCGCGCAGCGTCGGCACGGCGTCGCCGCTGCCCTGATAGTTGACCGGCCGGTGCTGCCCGATCTGCGCGACAGGTTCGGCAGTGGCACGACTGTCTGCGGCAGCGATCACTGCCGCCACTGCCTCGGGCCCGTCTCGCAACAATAGGTCGTTGAAATCCTGACCTTCCTCGGGCGGCAGTGCGATGGCCACTTCGCGGCCCTGTCCGCGCAGACGTCGGGCTGCAGCCTCGGCGGCCCGCAAACCGGCCCCGGATGCATCGTTGTCGGCGAGGATCAGGACGCTTCGGACGGACGGCGGAAGGTCGATCTGTTCGAGGCCGGACGTCGACAGGGTTGCCCAGACCGGCAGGCCAGGACAGGCGGTCATCACGGCAAGCCCGGTCTCGATGCCTTCCGACAGGGCAAGCCGGTCGGCGTCGCCAAGGGGCGCCAGCCGGACAGCGCCGCCAGCTACACGCCCGAGCATCTTCTTCGCCTTGTCGAGCGGTGCCTTGGTGACCGCCCCATCCTGGACCGTGAGATAGCTGCGATGGAGGCCGATCACCGTGCCATCGAGGTCGCGGACCTGGCCGAGCATCGCCGGATATCCGGTCCGCGTCTCCCAATGGGTGAGGTCGGGGTGAAACAGCAGATCTGCAGCTTCGGAAACGGCAAGGCCGCGTCCCGTCAGATACTGCGCGACCGGAGAACCCCCGATCGGCCTCGCGCCCGACAGGATATGCGCGATCTCGAGCGCGGGATCGCGCTTCGCCGGTGGCGGCGAAGGTGGCGCACGCCGTTCCGGAGCGCCCGGCGCCACACCGGCAAGTGCAGCGGCCTCAGCGATCAGCGCGCGCCCGTCCAGTCCGGTCGCTTCCTCGATGGCGCTGAGCGGCCCGCCCCCCTGATTGCCGTCGAAGTCGATCCAGTCTCCGGCATGGGGCCCGCGCAGTGCGATGACGCAGGAGCCGGTATTGCGCGGCGCGGCGCCCCGGATGTTGGCAAGCCGCCACTCGTCGCCGGCCTTGCGCCCGCGCGGAAACAGGCGGGGAACCCAAGTCTCGGCGGTTTCGCGCAGTCGCACCACAACAAGGTCGATGTCGTAGCGGGGGTGCTCGTTGCCGAGGGGATGGACGTCGTTGAGGTCAAGCAAGGATCACCAGACCCTTCTCGGCCCGCGTGATGGCGGTGTAGAGCCAGCGGTTGCGGTCGGCGGCGCTGCGTCCGAAGCCGTCGTCGAAGACGATGACGTTTTCCCACTGCGAGCCCTGCGCCTTGTGGCAGGTGATCGCGTAGCCCCAGCTCGACTCGATCAACCCGCGCCGGATCTGCCATTCGCGCCGTCCGCGCTCGGGGTCGAAGGCGATGTGATCGGCGTATTCGCCGCGCCAGAAGCTCTGCCTCCCGCCGATTGCGGTCCCGTCCTCGGTCTCGACCATGGCGCTGAAGGCATAGGCGTCGTGCGCGTCCGGTCGCACCTCGGTCAGGGTCAGGAACATGCCGTTGATCAGCCCGAGATCGTGCCGGTTCCTCAGGCAGATGATCTTCTCGCCCGATCCGGTGGGGAAATCGCCGCCAAACCCGGCCGCGCGTTTCATGGCGGTGTTCAGCCAGCGCCGCATCGCATTGGTGCCGCAGATCACCTGGCCGCCCTTCAGCATCTGCGCGGGGCCGACTTCGTGGCGCGACATCTTCCAGACATGGGCATCGTGCGCGCCAGGTGGGATCGGGACCCCCTCGCGGGCGAGCGTCGCGAGGCGCAGGATCGCGCTGTCGCCCGCCTGCCGGTGCACCTCGGTCAGCATCACGTCCGGTGTGGCTTCGGTGAAGAATCCCTCGCCCTTGATCGGCGGCAGCTGGCCGGGATCGCCCAGCACCAGGATCGGCTTGCCGAAGGCCATGAGATCGCGGGCCATGTCCTCGCCCACCATCGACACCTCGTCGAGCACGAGGAGGTCCGCGTCCCGCAGGATCGACTGGTCGTTGATGAGGAACCGGGGCTGGTGGATGTCTTCGAGCCGGAGTTCCAGCTGCGCGATCCGGGTCATCGCGAAGCCGCGTTCGGCCGGGCCCATTCGCGGCAGGTCGCGCCGCAGCGTCGCCAGATCGTCCGTGACCCGCGCGATCTCCTCGGGCGTTGCCTCGGACACCCGGTAGATCAGGCTGTGGATCGTTTGCGCGGGTGTACCCTTGCGCGACATCACCAGCGCGGCCTTGCCGGTGAAGGCCGCGAAGATCACGCCCCCAAGGCCTCCGGGGGTCATGGGTTCAAGGCCGAGAGCCTCCATCGCCACGGCGGTGATCGTGGTCTTGCCGGTTCCGGCATAGCCGAACAGCCGGAAAATCTGCTGGTCGTGCCGCTGCGTCTCGTACCAGTCGCGGATGGCGGCGATGGCGCGGCCCTGAGTGTCCGAGAGGGTGACGGTCACGTCCGGTCCTCCCAGCAGCGGATGGAGAAGGGACAGAACCGGCAGAGGAAGAAATCCGGGCTGCTCGCGATCCGGGGCAGGAGGTCGCCCGCATCGGCGGCACGCAGAACGTTCACCGCCTTGTCCGACAGCGCCTGCGCGGCGGCCGGATCGAACGGCACCAGTTCGTGGTGGATGTCGCAGGTGTCCTTGTTCAGCGCGGTGAAGAGCACCGACCCGAGGCCCATGTAGGCCATGTAGATCTGCATCTGGCCGAAGTAGACGGGCTTCGAAAGCTGCACGCCCTTCTTCACGGTGTCCGTCCAGGACGAGGCCTTCAGCGCCTTGTGTTCCCAGAGCACGGGCCAGGCGACGCCGACGTCGGGCCCGGCGACGATGACGCCGTCGACATGGCCGCGAATGCGCCCGCCCGCCGTCTCGAAACCGAACTGGCCGCCGGCTGGGGTCTGCGTCCGCAGGTCGAACCCGGCCTGCCTGAGCCAGCGGATTGCCAGATCCTCGAAGACATGGCCTGCCGCGAAGATGCGCAGGGTCCGGCCGTCGAAATCCTTGCCGGGGTCAGGTGGGGTGCGGCGAACCTCGTAGACCAGCCGCCGCGCGCAGGGTTCGCCGATGCGGCTGGCGCCGAGATAGTCGCGTGGACGCTGCCCGTCCCGGTCGGCGATCAGTGCGGCATCGATATGGGCGTTGACCCGCGCTGCGAGGGGCTCGGGGGCCGAGGTGTCGCGGCCATAGACGCAGCCCGACCCGTGATTGAAGTCCACCAGCGTCCGCACCCCCATCAGAACGGCACGTCGCCGGCATCGGACTGGCGCTGCATCGCCGCCTGAAACCCGTCGACGCAGGCCTCGATCACGCGGTCGATGTCGGTGGCGGGACGGTCGAAGAAGGGCTCCATCAGTCCCATGTCCGACAGCGCTTCGGCGAGCATCCGGCGCGCCTCGCGGATGGCGCGGATTTCCATGTCGGTCTTGTCGATCATGCCGTGGTTCCTTTTGGCATTGGCCGAGCCCGCCATCAGGCAAGCCATCGAGCAGAAGCGGTAATGAGGGTGGCGATACCAGCGCAGTCCGTGGCAGTAACCGAAGCCCCGCGACTGTCGCCCGCAGAGCGCGCAGGGCTTCATCCCATCAGGAGGAGGTCCAGCGCGCCCCGCTCGTCCGGGTCCGGGGCGGCGGTCCGGCGTTCGGACGCCAGCACGATGAACCGGCTGATGGCGTTCGATGCCATGCACTCCAGATCGCGGCGGGTCAGGCTGGCGATGGGACGCTCGAGCCGCCCCCGCGCCTCGAGCCAGCGCCCCATCGCGAGGGCCGCTTCGGTGGTCACATGCGACTGCCATTCGTCGGCCGTCACGGGTTCAGCCAGGCCGGGCCGCTGCCGGGACGCGCGGCGGGCGGGGATTGGGGGGCGGGCGCAGCGGTGGATGTCGCACCCCAGGCAGGGGCCGCGGGTGCGGCGGCCTGCGGCTGGCCCCAGGCCGGGAGGGTGGGTTGCCCGGCCGTCGTGGCGGCGGGCCGGGATCTGGCAGTCGGCTGCGCGGGCACTGCCTCGCCAGCCATGACCCGTTTCCATTCGGGTGCCGTGGGCAGCACGACGTGATCGAGCTTGTTGGCGTCCTTATAGGCCGGGTTCCGGCTGGGCTCGACCTGGATCTTGGCGACAAAGCTGATCCCGTCGAGATCGGCCAGCCCGCGCAATACGCGCCTGGCCTTCGCGGCCTCGCTCATGTCCTCGGGGTTCAGACCGAGCGCGCTGTCGATCATTGCCCGGAAGGTCGACTTGGAAATCTTCCAGCCGATCGACTGGCCGGCATCGTCCAGCTTGCCGCCCTGCACCGTGAACATCTGCCAGAACTTGCGCCGCGCGAAGGGACCCTCGGCCACCGTGAACTCCGCATCGAGCATCAAGACGTCGCTTCCCGGCTGGTTCGACGACTTGAGCAGGCCCCGGTCCACATCGCCGGTCCCATCGGTGCCGCCCTTGCGCAGCGTCATCACCACCTTGGCGAAAGTGCCGTCGGGGATCAGGTCGCCCGCCTGCTGCGGTTCCACGTCGTTCATGTCGAAGGTCATGTCGTCATCCTTTCCGGGTCTGGTTGATCTTGGAGAGAAGCGCGCCGAGGTCTGGCGGCTCGGTCATGTCGAGGCGGCCGCTGCGGTCCTTGGCGGGCAGGCCGAACGGATTGCCGGACTGGCAGACGAGGCGACGGGCGCTGCCCTTGTCGGGGTCGTGCCGCCAGGTCTGCGAGGCATCGGGACCGGCGCCGGGTTCCGGGCTGAAGAGGCTCATCGTCAGCACCTGATCGACGATGCCGGGCAGTTCACGCGCGACCTTTCCGCCGTCCATTTGCGGCTGCCAGGTCACCCGGTTCATGTCGTCGACGACCTTCTCGAGAATGCCGACGAAGATGACCGTGCGGCCGGGCGCGTGCTGAAGGTGCTTGAGCAGCCCGATCACCTCGCGGGCCAGAAGGCCGTAGGCTCCGCGCGTGTCCGGTTTTCCCGTCCGCTCAGACAGCGCCTCGGGACGGGTCTTGGCCCATGCCATCGCCTGGCGGGTCAGATCGGTGATGCTGTCGACGAAGATGATGCGCTTGCTGTCGATCCGCTCTGCCAGTTCGGGGTGCATGCGGCGCAGATGGGCGTGATGCGCCTCCGAGAAATGTTCCTCGGGCTGGGCGGCCGGATTGGCGCCGCCGATGAGGCAGGCGATGTCCACCGCATCGGAAAAGCGGCGGATCGGGATACTGTCGCCCGGCCAGTCCTGGACCGACTTCAGCCCCGCCTCGAGGTCGATGCACAGCGTCTCTGCCGGTGGCAGTGTGGTCAGCAGCGTGGTCTTGCCCGCGCCGCTCGGCCCGAAGAGGGCGATGGTCGTCTTGCCTTGCGCCTCGCGCAGCCGGGTCTCGGCAGAGATGATGCGCAGGCTCATTGACCGCCCTCCTGCGGGACGATCTCGACCTTCAGCGCGCCGGTGCGGACCATGCGCGCGGGCACGAAGCCCTTGCGGATCGCCTCGGGCCAGGCGGCGTACTTGCGCTCGGGAACCTTGTAGGCGATCTCGACATACTCGGCGGGGTCGTCCCCGGCGGCACGGATGCGCTCGACCATCGCGGCAAGCCGGTCCTGGTCCCAATCGACCCGCTTCGGCAGGTCGACGACGATGGTGAAATCCCCCTCGTCGAAGCGCACGGTGCCGGTGTCCTTGGCCTGTGCCTGACGGACTTCCGCGGCCCTGGCGGCAAAGCGCACCTCCAGCGCGCCGTCGAGCCGGGCCTTCGCGGCCTTGTCGCGCCTCAGGCGTTCATCGACATCGCGCTGCAGGATGGCCAGCAGTTCCACCGGCAGAAGGGCGATGTCCTGCGGGCCGAGGCCCGGCAGATCGTCGACGGTGGGGGTATTCGCAGGAAAGGACATGGGCGGTTCTCCGGAAATGTCAGGAAACGGGCGGGGTCAGGCGGCCAGCCGTTCGGCAAGCAAAAGGGCCGACAGCGAGACGGCGGCGGCCTTGGGCCTGGGGCGGGCGACGGCGATGTAGGCGAACTGGTCGGGTCCGGTGCGTTCCTGCACCAGATGGACGAGACCCCGTTCGAACGCGCCCAGTGCCGCAAGTCCAAGATCGGCAAGCTGGCGGCGATCAGGCTCGGGCAGCGTCGAGATCTTCGCTGTGACGTCGATCCCGAGGAAGCCGCGGTGGTATTCGATCCGCTCGCCGGCCTCGGCCTGTGCAATCCAGGCGCAGAGTTCGATGTCGCTGAGGCGCGGCCTCGCCAGGCGGGCGCCAGTCGGGGTCTGGATTGCCATCAGCATACCCGCGCCGCCCTCGTCGGGTCAGCGGTCAGCCGACGGGGCGCATGTCCGATGCGCTCGACAGCCTCGACGATCTTCAAGGCGCGCTGAAGCTGGGTCTGTTCGAAGGCTTCGATGTCGGCGAGCCGGTAAAGCACGCGTCCGCCGAGTTTGAGGAAGGCCGGGCCCTGGTCGCAGTAGCGCCACCGTTCCAGCGTCCGATGGGAGATCCCCCAACGCCGGGCCAGCTCCTTCTGGTTCAAGCAATGCCTTTGCAGCATCGGTGTCTCCTCTCGTTGTCGAGGAGACCATGCGAAATTCCGCTGTGGGATGTCGTCGGGATCGGCGGGGGATACGGAAGGGGATCAGTTGGCCCTTGCAAGACGGGTGCTTGGCCGCAGACGGGGTGCCGTCATCCCCCGCCATCCCTCACCCATCCCCCTCCCGATCCCACGGAAGGCCGGAGGGAGGGGATCGTTCAGTCGAGATTCAGGCGATACCCGCCCCGGAGGTCGGACCGGATCAGGTTCCGCCAGTCCTTCTGCGACTTGAAGACGTCGGCCATGCGAAGGCTCTTCGAACCGGCGCGGGAGAGGATCGCCTTGCCGTTCTGCCATGGCGAGCCCCCCTGCGCCGCCGTGTGCAAGGCGCGCACGACTTCCGCCTGGATCGGGCCAAGCTTGAACCGGCATCCCTTGCACCGAACCTCGAGATAATCGGCCGAGTGGATGAAGGTCGGCTCTTCCATCGGCTGGCCGCCGGATGCGAACCTTGTCTCGATCTCGAAACGGTCGCGTTCCTCGCGCCTTAGCACAAGATCGCCGATCATGACGAGGATGGGCTGCGCATCGCCCCAGGTCTCTGCGTAGCCCGCGTTCGGGGCGCGAAAGCTCTCCAGATGGATCTGGCCGCAGCGGAACAGCTGGAACACATCGCGGGCGTGAAGGTCGAGCAGGCCGCTGAAGTAGCTCTGCTCCCAAGGCACCCTGAATGGCTCGCCTCGAGCGTCTTCCTCGATGTCGCCGAACTCCATCGGAACGCCGAACACGCGCACCGAGAGGCGCAGCTTGTCGTTCTCCGCCAAGTAGATCAGGTCCGTTTCCGTGATCTGCCAGCGCTCGAGGATCTCCGGGAGCGTGAAGTACGACTTGTCGATGCGCATTTGCTACTCCCCACCCCGATTCCCGTGCAAGATGTTTACCTTATGTTCTTATTCGCTTGACGGGTTCCAATCAATCCGATTTTATCCTATTTCATCCACAGACGGTTGGGGATGACATGACCGGGCACCACACTCTTTCCGACCGCCTCAGGGCTCGAGCCAACCAGCTTGGCATAACTCCGGCCCATGTTGCCGAGATGGCGGGCGTGAACCGGTCGTTCGTCTACGACATCCTGCGCGGGCGCTCGACCCGTCCTGGGATCGACAAGCTTGCCGAAGTCGCGCGTGTCCTCAAGGTCGACCGTGACTGGCTGATCCACGGGCTGGGCGATGTCGAGGGCACGTCACCCTTCATCGAAAACCCGGACGAAACCTTCGTCTCGATCGCCCACGCCAGCCCGCGGCCTTCTATGGGCGGCGGGGCTGTGGTGGAGGATCACGACGACAGCGCCGGCCGCGCCTATCACTTCCGCCGCTCGTGGATCCGCAGCAGCCTGAAGGCCAGCCCGTCGCAGTTGCGCATCATGCATGTCGAAGGGGACAGCATGGCGCCGACGCTGCTCGACGGCGACACGGTTCTTGTCGACATGACGCGTCGCGCCCCGAACCCGCCAGGCATCTTCGTTCTCGACGACGGGATGGGGCTCGTGGCCAAGCGGCTCGAGCACATTGCCAACAGCGACCCGCCCGCCGTGCGCGTGATCTCCGACAACAAGCACTATCCGGAATACGAAAGAACGGCCGACGAGATCCATATCGTTGGCCGAATCCGCTGGTTCGCGCGGGAGATCTAGTTTTGTCGGCAGATACGGAGCTGGACGATCTTCTCGAGTTGGCGGGCGCCCGGTTTAGGGATGCCATGCGGGGCGTCGACATCGATGCGTTCTTTTCGAAGCGCGGCGTCCCTTTAGCGGAAGGCAACAGCAAGAAGACGGTTGCTCAGAACACGCTCGCCAGTCTTCCACGAACGAGGGCGTTGGAGTTGGTTCTCGAGTTTGCGCGCGAACAGCGGGATATCGGCCTTCAGGACAGGGTGTACGTCCTGCAGGACAAAGACCAGCCGGAAATCTCGGTAATCACGCGTGACCGGGTGGCCGATCGCCTTGGTGCCGGGCTTCATGGGCAAGGGATTCGTCCGGATGTGATCGAGGGGTTGTTCGATCTGAGTTCTCCGGCCGACTTCTTCTATGGCCCCACCCTGATCGACGAACTCAGGCAACATGCCACCGGCACTGCCCCAGCGTGGAAGGCGAAGGAAGTCTTCGTCGTGATCGGGGCAAACACATGTCCTTCGAGACGGTTCGCGCAGCTGATCGAGACCGCCCTGGATCCCCGGTTTCGTGACGCCGACGACCAGGCCGCGCTGGCAGTGGATTTGACCCGCATCCTGCAACTCGATGGCTATGAGGTTGCTCAGACGGGAGAGGTGTCGGGCCGCGCAACCTTCTCGGTACGCCCTGTCCGCCGCGGCGTCGAGGGGCGGCCGAAGAACCTGATCTTCGCTTCGATCGGCCCGAAGCCGAGGCTCGGGTTTTCAGATGCGATCGACAACGAAATCATCGTCCTAGAGCATGCCGACAGTTGCCTTGTTTACGAGCGCCCCATCGGCAACGGACTGGCATGGCTCGAACTGGTCCGTTGGTGGCAGGAACATGAAGAAATCGTCGATCTTGCCGAGGCACGCACCAGCCTCGGCCGACGTCTTCTTGCATCGCTTGACGAGGGCCCCGAGCAGGAGTTCTTCAAGGCGTATTTCCGCAATTTCACAGAACGACTGGGTGACAGGCTGCCGGCGCTGATCCCACAGGTTTACCTGCATTACGATCCGGAGATCGCGAGCCGCCTCGCGGACAGACGTGTTCTGTTCCGGCAGCGGATGGACTTCCTGATGTTGCTTCCGGGCCGCCAGAGGATCATCCTCGAGATTGACGGAAAGCATCACTATGCGAACGGCGATCACGCAGATCCTGGCCAGTATGCTGCAATGGTTGCCGCCGATCGCAACTTGCGCCTGCGCGGGTACGAGGTGTTTCGGTTCGGGGGCTCTGAATTCACCAGCCCGAACGGATCGGTGCAGGAAGCCGCGGACAAGCTCGTAAAGGCATTCTTCGAACAGTTGTTCGCCGTCCACCGGATCGGATAGCGCTTCCCAAGAACACCGCACGGTTGCGCAGAAGTCCCGTAAGCATCTGAAAGCAATTGTTTTCGGAAGTCGGGCGGATAGCGTCATCCCCATGCAAATTCCGCCGAAACACTCGGGGCTGGGCCCCAACCCATTGCCTCCCGCCCAGATGACCGCTGCCGAACGTCGCACCGAACTGTGCGCCTTGCTCGCTCTCGGGCTGGTCCGGCTTATGAAGCGCGAGCGGAGCGAACCTTATGAAGATACTGGAGAAATTCGCCTACACTATCCTTCCGACCGATGCCGTCATGCAACCCCCAACCCAACGGAGACCGCATGACGACGCACGACCCCATCCCCGCGCGCCTAGCCGCGCTGAAGACCGCCCCGACACCAGACCTGAAGAAGCAGTGGCGCGACCTGTTCGACAGCGAGCCGCCGCCCTTCAACCGGCGCTACCTTGAATCCCGCCTGGCCTATCGCATCCAGGAACTCGCCTATGGCGGGCTGAAACCGGAAACCATCCGGCGCCTGGAACGGCTGGGCGAGGAACTGGACGGCGGCGACAAGAAGAAGCGCAGCATCCGCGCCGACCGCGACCGTCCCATCACCGGCACCCGGCTACTGCGCGAATGGCAGGGCGTCGAGTACGTCGTGACCGTCACCGCCGACGGTTTCGAGTGGCAGGGACGGCCGTACAAGTCGCTGTCCGCCATCGCACGCGCCATCACTGGCACGCGGTGGAACGGCTGGGTCTTCTTCGGCCTCAAGAACCACAGGGGGCGGACATGACCAAGCCCGTCGTCCGCAAGCTCCGCTGCGCGGTCTACACCCGAAAATCCTCCGAGGAAGGACTGGAGCAGGAGTTCAACAGCCTCCACGCCCAGCGCGAGGCCTGCGAGGCATTCATCGCCAGCCAGCGGTCCGAGGGCTGGGTGCTCGTCCGCGATCAGTATGACGACGGCGGCATCTCGGGTGGCACGTTGGAACGCCCCGGCCTGAAGCGGTTGATGGCCGACATCGAGGACGGGCTGGTCGACGTGGTGGTGGTCTACAAGATCGACCGCCTCAGCCGCTCGCTCGCCGACTTCGCCAAGCTGGTCGAGGTGTTCGACCGGAACGGCGTGACCTTCGTCTCGGTCACACAGTCGTTCAACACCACCACGTCCATGGGGCGGTTGACGCTGAACATTTTGCTCTCGTTCGCCCAGTTCGAGCGCGAGGTCACGGCTGAACGCATCCGCGACAAGGTTGCCGCCAGTCGGAAGAAAGGGATGTGGATGGGCGGCGTGCCGCCCTTCGGCTACCGTGTCGAGAACCGGAAGCTGCTGGTGGATGAGGAATGCGCCGCGCATGTGCGCTGGATTTTCGCGCGCTTCCTCGAGATCGGGTCCTGCACGGTGCTGGCCCGCGATGTCAGCGCGCGTGGCCTCGGCACGCCGCGCGGCAACCGGATCGACAAGAAGTACCTCTATCGGATGCTTTCGAACCGGGCCTACCTCGGCGAGGCGGTCCACAAGGGCGAGAGCTATCCCGGCGAACACGACGCGATCATCGACCGCGAGACTTGGGGCCGGGTCCACGCCATACTGCAGGAGAGCCCGCGCAAGCGCGCCGCGCGAACCCGGGCCGAGACGCCCGCGCTGCTGAAGGGGCTGCTGTTCGGGCCGGATGGCGCGGCATTCTCACCGACCCACACCAGCAAGAGCGGGCGGTTGTACCGCTACTACGTCAGCCAGACCGTGCTGAAACACGGCGCTGGGTCATGCCCCGTGGGTCGTGTCCCTGCAGGAGAGATCGAGTCGACGGTCATCAGCCAACTGCGCAAGGTATTCCGCCAGCCCGAGATCGTCGCGGGGACATGGAAGGCAGCGCGCGCGCAGGATGGCGGGATTACTGAGGCCGACGCCCGCGAGGCGCTGATCCGGCTCGATCCTCTGTGGGACGAACTGTTCCCCGCCGAGCAGGCGCGCATCGTGGCGCTGCTGGTCGAGCGGGTGGACATCGGCACCGAAAGCCTGAACGTCCGCCTACGCATGGAGGGGCTGGCGGCACTGGCGCGCGAAATGGCTACCGACATTGGAGCAGCAGCATGACCCGCGACACGCCGATCCCTGACACCATCACTATCCATGTCCCGTTCCGCGTCGTCAAGCGCGGCGGAAGGAAGGAGATGGTGCTGCCGGAGGGCGCCGCTCAAGCGCGAAAGCCGGACAACACGCTGGTCAAAGCGCTGGCGCGCGCGTTCCGCTGGAAGGGGATTCTGGAGTCGGGCGAGTTCGCGTCGATTTCCGAACTGGCCGAGCGAGAGGGCATCGCCTTCACCTATATGGCGCGGCTGATGCGCCTTTCTTTGCTGGACCCGGAAATCGTGGATGCCATCATGGATGGGCATCAGCCTGAAGGCATTATGCTCGCAAACCTGATGGATCCCTTCCCGCTGGACTGGAAAGAACAGCGGATTCAATTGCTGAAGCGTGAGAGGAGTGAGGCCTGAAATCAGCCTCCGTCGCTTTTGCGCTTATGCCCAGATGTCGCTGGCTCGGGTCGTGAAAGCCTTCTTGACGTCGACATCTGCGACGAATTCTGACCATAGATCCTTGCCCAGCTTACGACGCGCGAAGGCGCCAGCCATCGACAGAAACGCCTTAAGGACGGCGTGCATGTCGTCCACGTATCCGGAAAGGATCGTTTCCGTGCCAGAGCCGTATGCGAGAAAAAGCGCCTCACGATAGTTGGCCTTACCGCGGTAGCGGGCTGCCTGGTGAACAAACCCCATGGGCTTCCGTTCGAGCCATTCGTCACGCAACGTCCTCGCGGCTTTCGAACGGAAGCTGTCGACTCCCAAATCCTTGTAAGCGCGGTTGCCCTTCAAATCCTCTTCCGTCTTCCAAGCATACCACTTCGCAGAGCCCGACAGATATCCGGCAGCAGCGCCCAGCGCGTCGTCCTTCGTCACAGGGCGGGTCTGGAGCTTTCCGACGCTGCCTTTCCGCAGTGCATCGACCTCCGGCTTGTAGGTCTTCTCGACCAGACTGCTGACCCGCCAACTGAACGGCGCCATGGCGAGACCGCGACTTGCGATCTGCTCGTCCCACAGCCGCGCCGTTCCCGCATGATCCTCCTGGAAAGACCCTGATTGCGCGGCGGTCATTGCGCTCGCGGCGTTGGCAATGCCGTAGTACCAGGCCAGCACACCGACCCGCGCGTAATCGGCAGCGGTCGTTCCGCCTCGGAACTGCTCGAGGGCGGAAAGATGGTGGAGCCCAAGGAACAGCTGCTCGAGCACGGTGTTCTCGACGCGGACCTCCATCTGCCGCTTGGCAGCCTTCTGGTAGAACGCAGTCGCCGACGCGAAATCGATCCCCTCGTTCTCCGCAAGGATTCGCAAGGCATGCATCCAGTTGACCGTCGATGGCAGCGCGAATTGCGGATCCGGCTTGCCGTCCGGCTCGTTGATGGTGCCCTGTTTGATGATGCGGTCGTACAGCATGAATACTCGATCCAAAGAAGGGCGATGTCCGGCGCAAGCAGCGGAATCGGGCGTGCAAAACCCAGACTCGCGCGATAGTCTTCGGGAAAACAAGCCCTTTTCGTGAGTGCCCGTCCCAGCCATGTCCGACAGTCTGACCGACCTGATCCTTTCCCTGACGCCGGAAGACGGCTCCTCCATCGGCAACGGTGCGATGATGGCGCTGCTGCGCGAGCGAGTGCCGGGCCTGACTGATGACGACTACGCCGCCGCGCGCGATGCGTTGGTCAATGACGGGCTTCTCGCCCGTGGGCGTGGGCGGGGCGGGTCGATCATGCGGGTGGTCGATCCTGTCGAGGATGAGGACGAAGGCGAGGACGCCGGGGACGAGGATACGGATGACGACGACGGCTTCGAACTGACCCCGACCGACGAACCGGCGCCGCGCAGGCCGCGGGCCAAGGCCGGCAAGAAGGCCGCGCGCAGGCCGGACGGGCCGGTGCAGGTGCTGTCCTACCGCCATGGCGAGACGCGGGTGAACAACCCCGAGGTGGGCATGGTCCATGCCGGCACCGATCCGGATGGCGACAAGACGGTCTGGGCCTATGACCCGCATCTGGACCCGGTGCTGAACTTCGACTCGGCACGCGCGGGGATCGAACGGCTGATCGACGCGGCACTTGCCTCGGGCGATCCCGAGCGGATGAAGGACGCGCTGCAGGAGCTGAAGCGGCTGCAGGCGCCCTATCTCAACTGGACAGGCAAGGCGGAACGGACTGCCGTCGCGGTCGATACCGTCTCGCTCCATGTCCATGAACGGGTGGACCCGGCGACGATCCTTGCCAAGGCGGCGAAGCGGCTGAAGGGCAAGGAGCCTGCCACGCAATGGCGGCAACCCGACCTGTTCGCGGCGCCGTTCGAGAACCTGCCGCTGCGCCAGGCGCTGGATTTTTACCACCACGAAAAGGGCTGGTCGAACCGGCTGGTGGCGGGCGACAGCCTTCTGGTGATGAACTCGCTGCTGACCAAGGAGAGCATGGGCGGCCGCGTGCAGATGATCTACATCGACCCGCCCTATGGCATCAAATACGGGTCGAACTTCCAGCCCTTCACGAACAAGCGCGACGTGAAGGACCGCGCGGACGAGGACCTGACCCAGGAACCCGAGATGATCAAGGCGTTCCGGGACACCTGGGAACTCGGCATCCATTCATACCTCACCTATCTGCGCGACCGGCTGATCCTGGCGCGGGAACTTCTGACCGAGAGCGGGTCGGTGTTCGTGCAGATTTCGGATGAGAACCTTCATCACATTCGGGAATTGATGGACGAGGTATTCGGCCCTCAAAATCTTGTCAGCGTAATCACGTTTAAGAAAACAACCGGCGCCGGCAGCCCGACAGGGGGGACGAACGTCCTTGCTGCGACCAACGACTATATCGTTTGGTATGCAAAGGACATTCAGCGCGTCAAGTACCGACAACTTTACCTGACGCGTAGCGGTGAAGGGTGGGTGAATTACAACTATGTTCGCGATGAAAATGGTGAGTATCGCCGCATGTCCAAGTCCGAAGATCAGGATTGGAGCGCATTGCCAAAGGGCGCGACTGTCTATAGGCGCGACAATCTGACTTCTACATCATCTTCAGGGGAGGCCGCTAACCCATTCGATTTCCTGGGCCAGAGCTTTTCCCCCTTTCCTGGTGGTTGGAAAACGTCTTTGGCGACTGGCATGCCGCGTTTGTCGCGCTCTCAACGCATGGAAGCCTACGGAAAAACGCTTGCTTATCGCCGGTTAGCTACAGACTTTCCTTGGTTCAAGATCACCAATCTCTGGGACGACACGGTTACGGGTGGCTTTGCTGAAAGTCGCTACTACGTCGTTCAAACAGGGGCCAAGGTCATCGAACGCTGTCTCCTGATGACCACCGATCCCGGCGATCTGGTGCTCGATCCCACCTGCGGCTCGGGCACCACCGCCTTCGTCGCCGAGAAATGGGGGCGGCGCTGGATCACCTGCGACACCTCGCGCGTGGCGATCACGCTGGCCAAGCAGCGGCTGATGACGGCGAGCTTCGACTACTACGCGCTCCGCTATCCGCACGAGGGGCTGAAGGGCGGCTTCGACTATGAAACGGTGCCGCATATCACGCTGAAGAGCATCGCCAACAACCCCGACATCGACACGATCTGGGACGAGGATCACCCGAAGATCGCGGCGGCGCTGGCCGCGCTCAACGCCGCGCTCAGGGGTGCGCCCGTCCGCCACCGTTCGCCCCAGGGGGGCCGCAAGGGGCAGTGGATCGACTTCGCCGCCCCCGACAGCGCCACCGTCACCCTGCCTGCCGGGCAGACGGTGCCGGTCAACGCGCTTCTGGAATGGGAGGTGCCCTTCGACTGGCCCGCGGATTGGCCCGAGGCCGCCCGCACCGCCTTCGATGCCTTCCACGCCGCCCGCCAGGCAATGCAGCGCCGCATGGACCGGTCCATCGCCGACCATGCCGAGCAGGAAACGCTCTACGACAAGCCGCGCATCGACCGCTCCAAGCTGCGCATCTGCGGGCCCTTCTCGGTCGAGGCCGTGCCGGCGCCGACCGTCCTGTCGCTGGACGAGAGCATCCCGCCGAAGGAGGCCGACGAGACCGTCGCCCGTTCCGGCGAGACCTCGCGCCAGGCGCTCTGGCGCGACGAGTTGCTCAAGACCGGCGTGCGTGGCAAGGGCGGCAGTATCATCCGCTTCGCCGAATTCGAGACGCTGCCGGGGCTGCGCTACCTCCATGCCAGCGGGTCGCTCGCCGAGACGGGCGAGCGCGTCGTCGTCAGCTTCGGCCCCGAACACGCGGCGCTGGAGCAGCGGCAGGTGGAACTGGCGCTGACCGAGGCCGAGACCCTGCGCCCATCTCCGAAATTCGTCCTGTTCTGCGCCTTCACCTTCGACCCGGAGGCCGCGAAGGACATCGACGAGGTGAACTGGCCCGGCGTGACCCTGCTCAAGGCGCAGATGAACACCGACCTCCTGACCGAGGATCTGAAGAAGAGGCGCGCCTCGAACCAGTCCTTCTGGCTGATGGGCCAACCGGACGTGGAGCTGCGCAAGCGCAAGGATGGATTGTGGGAAGTCGAGGTCAACGGCTTCGACTATTTCGATCCGCGCAAGGGCGATCTGGTCTCGGGCGGCAAGAAGCAGATCGCGATGTGGTCGCTGGATACCGACTACGACAACCGATCCCTGATGCCGCATCAGGTGTTCTTCCCGATGGCGGATGCCAAGGGCGGCTGGAACCGCCTGCGCAAGACCGTGCGCGCGGAGCTGGACGAGGACCTGCTGGAGCAGTTCCACGGCACCGTCTCGCTGCCCTTCGCGGCGGGCGAGAACCGGCGCATCGCGGTCAAGATCGTGGACGACCGCGGGATCGAGTCGCTCAAGATCATGCCACTGGAGGGATAAGCCCATGTCCCTCATCATCAATTCGCCCTTCGTCTGCCCGGCGCAGCACTGGGTCGAGGGCAAGGGTGGCAAGCTGGAGATCAAGCCCGAGCGGCGGCCGGCGAGCTACGAGGTCTTCGATGCGCGCAACAACACCAAGCGCACCGAGGTGCTGGACCTGGTGAATACGATCCGCGCCCGCGTGGATCGGTGGCGCGCGGACGGCTGGCCCGGCGTGACAATCGTCACCCGCAAGCTGCTGGAGCATTGGCACGACCGCGAGGCGCGACAGCGCCCGTTCTACTTCTGCCAGCTCGAGGCCATCGAGACGCTGATCTGGTGGGTCGAAGGCGCAGAGGCCTACAAGCAGGGCATCGCGATCCCCGGCGATGGCGGTGACTGGGAGCGGCTCTGCAACAAGATGGCGACGGGCGCAGGCAAGACCACGGTGATGGCGATGATCATCACCTGGCAGGTGCTGAATGCGCTGACCTATCCGAAGCGGAACAAGGATTTCAGCCGCGCCGTGTTCATCGTGGCGCCCGGCCTGACCGTAAAGGAACGGCTGCAGGTGCTGCTGCCCAGCGAGGGCAGCTACTACGACGAGTTCAACCTGTGCCCGTCCGAGGCCCTGCGCCAGAAGCTGAACCAGGCGGAGGTGCTGATCGAGAACTGGCACACGCTCATGCCGCTGAAGGAAGCGGAGCGATCCGTGGTGAAGAAGGGTCGCGAATCCGACGAGGCCTTCACGCGGCGCGTGCTGGGCAAGCTGGCGGCGCACAAGGACATCATCGTCATCAACGACGAGGCGCACCACGCCTACCGCAAGCCGCCCGAGGTGAAGATCAGCAAGAAGCATGCCGAAGAGCATGGCATCGACCTGGATGAAGCGACGCGCTGGATCGAGGGCCTAGACCGCATCCACAAGACCCGGCGCATCCAGCGCTGTTTCGACCTGTCGGCGACGCCCTTCGCGCCGACAGGCAAGAAGAGCACCGACACGGCGCTGTTTGACTGGATCATCTCGGATTTCGGCCTGAACGACGCGATCGAGGCCGGGCTGGTCAAGACGCCACGCGTCGTTGTCCGCGACGATGCGGTTCCGGATGCCAAGACGCTGCGTTCGAAGCTCTACCACATCTACCGCGACCCGACCGTTTCCGAAGACCTGAACCGCAAGGCCGAAGCGCATGAGGCGCTGCCAAAGCTGGTCCAGGACGCCTACACGCTGCTCGGCGCGGACTGGCGGGAAACCCGGGCGCAATGGCAGGAGGCCGGGCATCATTCCCCGCCGGTCATACTGACAGTCTGCAACCGCACTGAAACCGCAGCCCGCATCGAGACGTATTTCAACAAGGGCGATGCGCATTGGCCCGAATTGAACGCACCGACCCGAACGCTCCGTGTCGATTCCAAGGTGCTTGAGAAGGCTGAAATCGGCGAGACCGCCACCTCCGACAAGGATTACGAGGCGCGGCTGAAGGCAATCATCGACGCTGCGACTATCCCCGAGACCCGCCGCCAGCAGTTCCGCGCCCTGAAGAAGGAAGAACTGCTGCGTGAGATCGTAGACAATGTCGGAAAGCGGGGTGCGGCCGGACAGGATCTGCAGAACGTCATATCAGTCGCGATGCTGTCGGAGGGATGGGACGCCAAGAACGTCACGCACATCATGGGCCTCCGGGCCTTCACGTCCCAGCTGCTCTGCGAACAGGTCGTCGGGCGAGGATTGCGACGGGTTTCCTATGACACGGACGAGAATGGCCTGTTCCTGCCCGAATACGTCAACGTGTTCGGTGTGCCGCTTTCCATCTCGGAAACAGGCGAAGGCGGGGAAGCTCCGCCGCCTCCCAAGCCGACCACCCAGATCGAAGTCCTGCCCGAGCGGGCTCATCTCGAACTTCGCTGGCCGAACGTGCTGCGGGTTGAAACGGTCGTGAGACCGCAACTGGCCATGGACTGGGGCAAGGTAACGCCGCTCGTACTCGATCCGGCCAGCACGCCTATCAGCGCGGAACTGGCTCCTGCGCTCGGCGGCGCGACGGACATGGGCAAGGTGACCGCCATCGACCTCGAGAAGCTGCCAGACGGCTTTCGTCTCCAACGTCTCGTCTTTCAGGCAGCGCGTAAGGCCTTCGCCGAACTCAGCCACGGCTTTTCGGGTAGCCACGAGTATCTCGCGGCGCAGCTGGTCAGGATCGTCGAGGTGTTCCTCAACTCCGACCGCCTCGACATCCCTTCGCTGTTCCATTCCGACCCGCTTCGGCGGCGGATTCTGATCGCACTCAACATCGACCTTGTCGTTCAGCATGTGCTGAGCAACGTGACTGAGCAGAACACGGAGCGCCTGACGCCGGTGTTCGACGAGGAGAACCCGATCGGCGCCACCGGCCAGATGCGAACCTGGTACACCACCAAGCCGTGCTTTCCGACCATCAAGTCGCATATCAGCCACCTGGTCGGGGATTCGTCCTGGGAGGGACATGCAGCGAACATCTTCGAGAAGCGCGAAGACGTCATCGCCTATGCCAAGAACGATCATCTCGGTTTTCAGATCTATTACATGTGGGCCGGTTCACGACGCCGGTATGTTCCGGATTTCCTCGTGCGCCTTGCCAGCGGCACCATTCTGGCGCTTGAGATCAAGGGCACCGACAGCCCCCAGAACAAGGCCAAGCGGGACGCGTTGAACGAGTGGGTAATGGCGGTCAACGCGGCGGGCGGCTTCGGCCACTGGTCATGGGATGTCGCGTTCAAGCCCGCGGAAATTCAGGACATTGTCACGAAGCACTCAGCCGTTGTGGAACCCGTTGCATAATGGGGTCCGGCGACCAACCGTCGATGCCTGACCTGACCGCAAATGGCTATCTCGGCTGTTTGGCTTCCCCGCGGGAGATGGTCGCAAGGAATGCCTCATCCAGCTTCGGTTCGTCCCATTGTTCGGCGACGGTCAGCCAGCGGTCGAGGTGGTCGCGGAACCCCGAATCGTCAGCCTTGAGGTGAAAGGTGTAGAGCCGGTCGACGATCTGCCGCATCAGCCTTCGCATCTGGTCGTCGTCGAGATGTGAAGCATCAGGCCATGGAATCTGGCGGCCGTCGGCGTCGGTGATGAACACGTCCGAATAGTCGCCCGTGTGGGAGACCGGGACGGTCCCCGAGTGCAATTCCTCGATCCCCGTGTTGCGCACACAGATCATCGCCATCAGTTTCGCGAGCCGGGCGGCGATGCGATCCTCGTCGGCCGGTTTCATGGTTGGGACCTCTTTGGATCGACCGACCGCTTCACGAACAACTTGGCTAGAGCCACCTCCGCTCGCGCCAGTCCATCTTCTGTCAGGTCGAGCGATTTCGCCTTGCCGATGGGATCGTGGATCAGCCCCTTGGCGTGCAGCCGGTCGGTGATCGACCAGTCGATCCCTTTCCAGACGCGATTGCCGTCATGCAGCGTCAGGCTGAGGATCGCCAGCGCCGCGTCGTCGAGCTTGTCGGTGTCGAGGTCCGGTTTCGCCATTTATTGCCTCCTTCACCGAAAGGATGCCGTCGTTCCCGAAAATTCTCAATGGCGGTATGGATTTGCGCGGCTGGAGGGGGAAGGAACGGGTTAGATTTCTGTTCCTTTCCACAAACGCCACTGGCATCGAAGTGTTCAGGTGGCGCGAGGAACTGACCCTATATTTTCAAATGGTTACGGGCTCTACACCGAATTCGCACAGTCGAGAGGTTCAGAGAATATCGGGGGCAAGAGAGCGTGTTCGGCCGCTGTGGTGAGGACGCCAGTGCTCAGCCCCTCCCGCTTAACCCTCGAAAATAACGGAAAAATCCGGCCCCAGCCAGATGGGGAGAACCTTTTCGCAGGAGCAAGTGGCGGAGGGCATGGGCCTGACGTCGGACCTT